GAGCTGCTGGAGCTGCTGCGGGCTGGCGAGGCTCGCGCCGCCGGTCAGGGTGATCGGGACCGTGATGTGCACGGGTGCCGCCGTGGCACTGCCGCCGGGGAACGCCGCGGGCACGCCGCCGAGCGCCCAGCGGAGCGCGCTCTCGACCAGGCCGCGGCCGTCGGTGATGCCGTTCGCGTAGCCCTGCATCAGCCAGATACCGTGCTGGTGGGTGATCCGGCTGGGCGAGCCGAGTCCGAGGGCGTGCTCGGCCGCGGACAGCGCCGAGCTGGCCATGGACTCGACCGACCCGATCAGGTTCCCGACCTCGGAGCGGACCCCGTTGATCAGGCCCTCGACGAGATGCTGGCCGGCGCCGGTGAGCAGCGACCCGATGTCGCCCAGCGCGCCCAGGATCCGGCCGGGGAGGCTGCGGGTGTACGACACCACCCGCGCCCAGGCCGCGTCCCAGACGGCCTCGATCTCGTGGCCCACCGAGACCACCGTGGAGCGGACCTCGGCCCCGGCGTGCGACACGTCAGAGTTGATCTGGTTCCAGTCGGACTCGACGTCATGGACGAGCTGGTCCCACAGCCTGACCGCGTCGTCGGTATCCCGGCGGACGTCGTTGACCCAGTTGGACTCGTCGGTGCCCGCCTCCTTCAGGATCGACTGGACCGCCGAGCCGAACTCGGCCACCGCGTGGCGGGCGGTGTCGAACCAGTTGCGCACCGACTTGGCCCCGGCGGAAAGGTCGTCCCACATGTTCATGACGTTGTGCGCCAAGTAGGTGACCCGGTTCAGCGTCCCGGCCAGCAGGTAGAACGCGATGTTGATCGCGTTGATGTAGTCCTTTTTCGAAAAGGACTCCATGTCCTTCGCGAACGCGGTACCGACCCGGCCGAGGCCTTCGCCCACGGCGGTGATCACCGCCGGGGAGATCTTCGACAGGAACTCCACGAACTGCTGGAACCCGCCCGACCCGGCGCCGGGGCTCACCCCGCCGAACAGGTGACCGAGCCGGTTCACGCCGCCCGGCACGAGCTGGATGGCCTTGTCGAGCTGGGTCAGCAGCCCGCCGATCGCGCCCGCCGCCGCGCCCGCCAGCGGCTTCAGCGACGGCAGCAGGTCACTGGCGATCTTCAGCCCGTCGTCGAAGACCTTGAACGCGTCCGGCTCGAACGCCTTCACCATGCCCATGTACTCGGTCTTCAGGTCATCGATGGACTTCAGCGCGGGCCGCACGTAGGACGGCACGTCCGCCCACGCGATCTTCAGCTTGGCCGCGGCGGTCGCCTCGGCCTCGAGGTTGTCCTTGGTCGGGTCGCGGGCTTCGAGCTGGACCGCTTCCCGGTAGGCGGACTGGGCGGTGGAGATCCCCTCATACGAGGTGGCGATCTTCGACAGGGACGGGATGGCGAGGGCGGCGAACGCGCCCACCCCGGCCCCGGCTGCCACCAGCCCGCCGACGAACGCGCCGACCTCGGTGATGACGGCGGCGATGGCCGGCGCGAGGACGAGCAGGCCGGCGGACAGCGCGCCGATGTTGCCGAGCAGCGCGCCGACAGACACGCCGCCGCCCTCACCGCCGCCGGCGAAAAAGCTCACGATGGCAGACAGAAACCCGCCGCCCTCACCGCCCGCCATGTCCATGTCCCGCTGCGCCCTGGCCAGGGCCTGCGCCCCCGCCGCGGCCTCCACCTCGGACGCGCCCATCCCGAGCAGCGCCACCTTCGCGTCCTTCGCGATGTTCTCGCTGTCAGCCATCGACGGGTTCAGCGCGTTGACGGCCTCCCAGAAGTCAGCCGTCGAGTTCCTGGCCTTGATCATCGAATCGTCGAGCAGGTCAGACCCGGTCCGCATGCCGCCGAGAGCGGCGGCGGCCTCGGTGGCTTCCTCCTCGGTGTCGATGAGGAAGCTGTTCATCCCGGTCCGGGTGACCGCTATCGACTCGCCCAGCTCAGCGCCGCCGAGCAGGTTCTTGATCTGGGCGAGAGAGTCGTACAGGCCGCCGGATTCGTAGTTCGTGCGTTCCAGGTCCGCGCCGAAGCCGTCCAGCTCGAGCCCGGCCGCGTCGGCGGCTGCGGCCTGGGCGAGCAGCGACGCGGTGGCGTCGTCGATGCCGGGGTTGGTTTCGTACACCTCGTCGCGGAACCGGCCGTACGCCTCAGCGAGAGCCTCGACGGACACAGCGTCGTCGTCAGCGGAGGCGGCCATGCCGTCGAGGGAAGCGTCCGTAGCATCCGCCGCGCCGTCCAGCTCGGTCAGGACCTCGGCGGCCTCAGCGGTCTTGTCGCGCAGGCTGCCGAGCGACTCCCCGGCCGCCTCAGCGGTCCCGTCGAGGGAGTCGAGCGCGCCGTCCAGCTCGCCGACGGCGTCGGCCAGGCCCTGGGTGTCACCGGCCGCCTCTTCGATCGGCTCGATGTAATCCGAGAGGTTCGCTATGAACTGCTGCTCAACAGGCTCCAGCTCGTCAGCCATCAGAGCATCCCGATGACGGCGTTCTTGGCCGCGTTGTGGCAGTCAGTCCGCGCGGCGGGAGACATCACCATGTAGGGCCGCTTGGGCAGGTAGACGTGGCGGGAGAAGTGCGTTTCGCCACCGGAGGTCCACCGCAGGAAGCCCAGCTCGCCGTAGGCCAGCGGACTTTGGGCGGACCCTGCTTCCCTCGGGCCCGCCCGCAGGGTGTGCTTGGGGTAGATGTGACCGCCGAGCTGCTGGATCCGCGCGTAGACGGTGTGCGGGGCTACCGAGATCTGGAACGCGTACTCGCCGGCGGAGTGGCCGCCGAACTTGCGGATCGACCTGGCGAGCGTGCCGGTGACCCGGGCGGGAGGCGTGCCTGGCGGTGACGGCGACGGCCCGTGCATGGACTGGACGACGACGCGGATGTAGGCGTCGCCCATGGCGTGCGCGGCGCGGATCGGCGCTTCGGCCTTGAGCTTGCCGGCGATGCGGTGCAGGTAGCCGGGCAGCTCCACGACGGTGATCGGCATCCCGGCCCCCTTCCTAGCGCCTGGCGTGTTCGTAGGCGAGCGCCGCGGGCAGCAGCCACGTCGCCACCCCGACCGGCAGCTCGGCGCGCACGGCCGGCGTGACGGCCGGGAAGCGGAGCATCACCTGGATGGCCTCCCAGTCCTCCGGGCTTATGCCTTCAGGGAGCCGGCCCTGGCCCTTGACCGCCCGTTCGAGCTGGATGAAGTCGTCTCTTTTGGGTCCGGCCGCCGCAGCTTCACCAGGTATGGCGCGAGGATCTCCTCGATCGCGTTCTCGTCGTCGAGGGGGTAGTCGCCGATCACTTCCGGGCGGGCTATCCGGCCGAGCTCGTCGAGGCCGGGCACGGGCAGCGGCTCGCCGGGCGCGGTCTCGAACGACCAGGCGGTGATGAAGCAGGCCATGGCCGCGTCGCGGCGGACCTCGCGCATGTCGAGCCGTTCGGCGACGGTGCGGATGGCGTCGAGGTCGCCTGCTTCGGTGAGGGGCAGGGCGAACCGGATGACCTTGTCGAACCGGTCGCGGTCCTTGCCTTTGAGGTCTTGCAGGGGCGTGATCTCGATCCACGCCCCCGATTCCAGGTCATGCCGCACGGGGGTCTCCTCAGAAGTACGGGGTCGGGCAGACGAGCGTGGCCTTGATCGCGGACTTGCCGCCGGACGCGCCGGTCAGCGGCCCGGTGAACGGGGTGCAGGTGAAACTCGCGCCGGTGTGCACTCCCTTGCCGGTGACGTCGTAGCCGAACAGCTCGGAGCTGTCGTTGATGTCGGCGGTCAGGTACGCGCCGATCCCGATGTCGAGCGTCAGCGACACCAGGTTGACGCCGGTCAGGCCGTTGGCTGCGATGACCTCGAGTTGCGGCTGGACGTTGGTCAGCAGGTTCGTCAGCGCCGAGTCGTCGATCGAGGGGGAGAATGTGAGCTTGAACGGCACGTCCTGCTGCTTGCCGCGGGCGATGGCGAACGGGAGCTGCGCGCCCTGGTTGGTGTTGTACGCCTTGACCGCGCGGGGGATCGTCACCGCCCACTCGGCGGTGTTCTTGACCTGGGTGCCGGAGGAGGCGACGCCGCCGACGCCGACCGCGGAGCGCCACGACGGGTAGGGCAGCACATTCGAGGTGTTGACGGTGGCCACGGCCGAGCCGGGGACGGTCCGGGTGTAGCAGACCGCTTTCCCGGTCCAGGTCAGCAGCTTCTCGGCGTTGCCGGTGATCACCATCTCGGACAGGCACGAGTAGGCGTACTGGTCGGCGAGGCCGGTGGCGGGGATGCCGGTCCGGTCGGTGATGGTGTGCGTCGGCGGCTGCGCGGCCTGCCCGGCGTACGGCGCGCCCACCAGGCCGTTGAGGAGCGAGAACGTGTGGGTGTACGGGGCGGTGGTGTTGTTGACGACCATGGACGTGGCGTGCGCGAACCGGGTGGGCGTGGTCAGCACGATGCTGGTGCCCGTGGAGCCGGTGCCGACGAGCACGATCTCCGTCGCGGGCGGGGAGCCGGTGTCGACGAGCTCGACGGCCATGCCGGAGGTGAACGACGCGCCGCCGGAGGTGACGGGCAGGGCGGTGACCCCGGCGGCGATCAGGGAGCTGGTGGTCGCGGTCGGGCTGGCCGTGGTGCCCGTGGAGACCAGGTCGCCGAGGAGGTTGTACAGGAAGTGGCCGAAGGTGTCGCCGAACACGTTGCCGCCGATGTCGTACCCGGCGATCAGCGGTCCCTGGTAGACGCCGTAGGTGCCGCCCATGGAGCCCTGGAAGCTGTCGTCGTCGAGCCACATGGGCTTGTTCGACGGCTTCAGCGACGTGAACGGGACGGGGGTGCCGGGCGCGGCGGCGGGGACCGTGCCGGGCACGGATTCCTTGACGATGTAGAGTTCCCGTTCCTGTGCCGGGTAGAACGCGACCACGGGTCATTCCCCTTGCTTGGGTGCGGGCGCCGCGGCGGCCGCTGGCGGGCTGGCGGGCGGCGGCGCGGGTGGCTGGGCGGCCGCGGGCTTCTGCGGGCCGTCTGGCGTGATGACGACCGCCGGGAGGATGACGAGCCTCGGCGGGTCGCCCTCGTCCGGGTTCTCCTCGAGGAGCCGCCACGGTCCCCAGTCCGGCTCGGTGCCGAACTCGCAGATGTCGCCGGGCCGCAGGACATCGCCCTGCGGCGTTTCGTGCGGGCCCGGTCCCTGGTACTCGTACAAACCCATGTCAGGCCTCCGCCTTGTCGTGCGCCATCACGCCGCCACCATGGTCAGGCAGTCGAAGGTGACCGCGATCCCGCCGGCCGCCTTGCCGCGCTCGATGACGATCCACTCGCCTTGCTCGCCGACGTCGATGCCCTGCGTGCCCTCGCCGGCCTGCATGATCAGCCGCCCGCCCTGAGCCGAGTACGCCGCGCTGGTCGTGCCGAGGGTGCGGTCGAGGTAGAACAGGTTCAGCCACGCGTCGATGAGGTTGTCGAGTGCCAGCTCGGCGGTCTCCAGGTGCGGCTGGTGGGACAGCGCCTCGAAGGAGCACCGGGTCGTGTAGTGCCGTGACCGCCAGCCGGACGCAGGGCCGCCCATCGACCCGTCGGGGCGGCGGGCGATCCGCACCGGGCCGAGCGTCACGGTCATCACCGCGCCCCACGCGACGCCGGCGGCCATGCCCTCGGTGTAGTACTGGTCGGGCGCGCCGCCCTTGACCTTGTACGGGTACGCCGTGCCCAGGCCCGCCGGGACCAGCGGGCCGTTCTGGTAGCAGATGCCCGCGTCGGCGGTGACGAGCGTGCCGCCGAAGTAGGCGGCGACGGCCTCGCGGACGAGCTGGCGGTCGCCGGCCATCAGGCACTCACCACGCTTAGACTGCTCATCGCGCACGCCTGATCAGCGGGCGCACTGCGGTCCTGCCTGGCGCCGGGGAGCTGACACCCGCTGAGATCCGGCAGCAGGGCCCGGTCCGCGGTCGGGGTCACGCTCACCACCTGGCCGCCGCTCATGACCGGTACACCGGGGCGTATTTACGCAGCCACCGCTCGGCCTCGGCGACCAGGGCGCCCGGCTGGGCGTGCGGCGCGGACTCCCCGCGGCCCCCGGTGGCCGGCCCGAACCCGGTCGCTGGCCGCTCGGCCGACTCGTCGTCGCGCATGAGCAGCGCCACGGTGTACGCGATCACCGCCTGGATGATCTTGCGGGGGAAGCCGGTGATGCCGATGGTCGCCTCGTGCCCGAACTGGGTCGGCGCGGCCAGCGGGATCGACGTCGCTGTCGGCGGGACCGTGGGCGTGGCCGGGGCGTAGGCGGAGGCCACGGTCAGCGCCTCGGACGCCCCGACCGTCGAGGAGGTGTCACCCGCGTCGTAGATCCGCAGCACGTCGCCGGGCAGGATCCCGGCCGGGTCGGCCACGGTCACCGACGCCGCGGCGGGGAGGCAGGCCGCCGACAGGGTGGTGTTCGGGTAGCCCGCGACATACGACCAGGTGACGTACACCGGCAGCGACGGGCGCACCCTCGGCCCGAACTCCAGCGCCGGGCCGGTGAACTGGCCCAGGCCGCCGCCCGGGCGGAACGACACCTCGCGGCCGTCCTCCACCCACAGCGTGTTATCCGGCAGCGCGTCGGCGGTCATGCTCTCCGGGTCGCAGCCCCACGACAGTGCCGTGATCGCGCGGACGGGGATGTGGCGGGGCTGGATGAACACCCGGCCGCCGCTCCCGGCCCTGGTGCGCACGTTCTCGTTCTGCACCCAGTGGGCGTGGAGGGGCATGTTCTCGGTCACGCCGATGGCCCACGACGACGCGGCGAGGAGCGCTTCGGCCAGCTCGTCGGTCTGGAGTGCGGCGACGCCGCCGGGGATGAGGTTGTCGAGGTCGAGCCAGGTGGGGTAGGCGGCGAACCCGGCGGGGGTGAGGTAGGGGACCGCCAGTTCAGCCTGCGTCGGCGGGGTCAGGACGGGGATCGTCAACTAACGGTCACCTCCTCTCAGGTGTCTTTGTGGGCGGCGCACTTGCCGTCGTCGCCGGGCCGGCCCTTGCACGGCTGGCCGGCCTTGGTGAGTTCCGTGCAGGCCCGTTCCGGGTCCGGCTGCGTGACCGGGTTCACCAGGCCGTCCGGCTCCGGCCCGGGCCGCCAGCCGGGGTCGGGGACACCGGCGCCTGCCTCGTGGACGGGCACGGGCACCTCCCCGGGATACGGTTTCGCGGCAGCCGGGTACTGGACGATGACAGGGCTCATTCGCGCACGCACTCCGACCCGCACCGGGAGCAGGCGCGCACGAACGACCCGAACCCGCAGCCAGGGCAGCGCCAGCCGATGCCGCGGCTCGTCGTCCCGGCCTCGGACGCGATAGCGCCGCCGATCTTCACGGCCTGGCGGGCCGCGGCCGGGGACATGTCGAACGAGCCGCCCTGCTGGTAGCCCTTCTGGCCGCCGCGGGCGTAGTGGCGGACGCCGCCGAAGTCAACCTCGCGGCAGCCCTCAGCGATGATGACCCGCGTCATCAGGTGTCCTGCTGGGCGACTTCGGCGGCCGTGGCCGTGGCCAGCGTCGCCTCGTCGGTCTCGACTTGCGTGGCGTCGGCTGACAGGCCCGTGTCACCCGCGGCGATGATGTCCTGCGCGACGCTCGCGGACGCGTCGGCCGCGGCGGACTCGTCGGCGGCCAGCTCGGCCGCCTGCGGGTCGGTGCCGGGAACTGCCTGCCCGGCCTGCCCTGGCGTCGTCATCTTCGGGTTCCTCCTCTACGACGGGTTGCCGGCCAGCCAGCCCGGCAGGGGCGTGTTCAGGTTCGAGTAGCACTGGCCGGCGAACGACGACAGGAACGCGCCGCCCGCGGCCACGGTGTCGGTAAGCGTGCTGGCGCCTGAGTTCCAGGTGGCCAGGTCGCTGGACACCGCGGCGGCGGACCACACCCAGGTAGGGGCCACCGAGTACGTCACCGAGATAGAGCCGTACGAGGGCACCACATAGGTCCCGTCGCCCGTGCCGACCGTCACCCCGTTGACCGTGGTCACCGTGGCCGTGCCGCCCGTGATCACGACCTGCACCGGGAAGGAGTTGACGTTCTGCGCCGCCGCGGCCGACGCCGGCACGGCAGGCTGCGCGACCGCCGGCGCACCGTAGCCGTAAGCCTGCGTCGGGGGCATCTCAGGTCACCGTCTGCTGGGACGCTGACTCGTGGCCCTGCATCGCGGCCCCGGACTCGGTCAGCACCACGTGACCGCCCGAGCTGGTCGTCTTCACCGGCACGACCGCGGTGAACCTGCGGATCCGGGTCATCACGGCACCAGCCCGACCAGCGCGCCCGACCACGCCGGGGCGTAGAAGATCAGCGACCCGAGCTGGTAGGTCGACGCGTCGAAGGTGAACTGGATCTGCGGCCACATCTGGTACAGGTAGTCCTGCACGTTCTTGGCCACGATCGTGTTGGTGATCTCGGAGTCGGGGAACGGCAGGGTCTTCGTCCAGATCACCGACGCGCCGACCGGCATGTACGGGTGGACGTCGAAGTCGACCATGTCGCCGGTCACCTGGTTGGCGATCCCGTTGACGATCGCGCCGACTTCCATGCCCCCGGTGGCTTCCTGCGTCGGCATGGTGATCCGGTAGGCCGTCGACCCGCCCGCCGCGGTGCGGACAAACTGGCCCATCGCCGCGCGGACCGCACCGTCGACGTACACCGTCTGCGGCCGGGCGAGCAGCTTCTGCCCGTACGCGGTACCCGCGCCGCCCCACGGCCACGCGCTCGACCCGCCCGACGACATGGCGTAGTTCCCGGCCTCGGTGCTGGCGCCGTACAAGGTCTGGAACGCCTGCTGCCACGGCTTGTCCCCGCACGGCGTCGGCGCGACCCCGGCGACAAGCGTCCCGCCGCCCACGCTGTTCAGCGTCGCCGCGGCCGTCGACCCCAGGGCGTACGTGCCGACGTACCCCGACAGGGACGGGTTGAGGAACACCGTCAGCATCCCGTCGTACCCGTTCGGGTTCGCCGTGGTGTCGATCGTGCCCGCGATCGACGGCAGCGCCGCGCTCGTCGAGCTGTACGACACCAGGGTGACCGCGTTGCCCGCGTAGGCGGCCGGGTAGAACGCCTGGAACTGGTAGGGGCCGCCGGAGACGGTGCCCATGTACAGGTTGAACCCGGTTCCACCGGACGGCAGCGCCGGCAGCGTGGTCGTGACCGTCGACGTCGCGCCGGTGGTCACCTGCGTCACCTGCGCCGCGCAGGTGACGGACTCGCCGCCGGACGCGACAGCGGTCACGACCAGGTAGTAGGTGTTCGCCGGGATCAGCCCGCCGGACGTCGCCGTGGTCGTCCCGGTCAGCGCGCCCGGCTGTGACACCGGCCCGGTGTACCCGGTCGCGGCCGGCCCGCGGCCGTACAGCATGGCACGTTCCTCGCCGCCCTTGTGCGCCCACAGCAGCGCCGTCGCCGAGAGCTGCCGGACGTCCTGGTAACCCTGGCCGATGTAGTACGCCTTCGTCGACACCACGTCGGACAGCGACAGTTCGGTGTAGGTCACCTGGTGGGCGTCAGCGACGTAGGTGATCTTCTGGCCGCGGCGCAGCGCCAGGCCCGACGACTGGCCGCCGGTAGTCGTGTTCGCGTACCCGCCGAACTGCGGCAAGTTGCTCGTCGACTGGGCGACCGGGTATTCCGACGCCATGAACGGCAGCAGGTCCGGCACGCCGCCGACCCCGGAGTTCGACCAGCCCAGGATCCGCCGGTACTGGATCGCGGAACCGAGGCCGTCGTTCTCCCGCGGCATCGCGTTCAGGATCGGGGTCTCGCGCGGGACCAGCAGCTTGGCCGGGCCCTCGAGGTCGATCGGGGCGAGCTGCGCGGCCACGGTCAGCGACGTCGACTCGGGGAAGCTGGCGTCCCAGTCCTTGGCCAGCGACTCGCGCATCGTCTCCAGTTGCGCGGACATCGCGGCGAGCTGCTCGGAACCCAGGGACTTGGTCAGCGCCTCGAGAGTGGCGACGTTGGCCTGCCGGGTGTCTTCCCAGCCCTTCGGCGGCCGGACGCCCTTCATGATCTTCCCCTGGCCGGGGAAGTAGTCGCGGCCCTCCTCGTGGCGGGCGATGGCCTTGGCGATGCCGTCGTCGCCGTTGAGGTATTCCTCGAACGCCTTCGTCAGCTCGCTGTTGGTCCGGTACTCAGGCGCCCACGAGACGCCGGAACGGGAACCGCCGAACAGGTCTTGCTTGGTGGGCATGGCCGGGTCACTCCAGGGGGTTCAGGCGCCCGGCGGGCTGGAGAGTCAGGCCGTCTTAGCTGCGGCTTTCTCATCGGTTTCGCGGGCGAGCTGGCGGTAGCCTTCGCGGTCCGCCGGGGTTACGGCCGCGTCGGCCTTGGCCCGGTAGAGCGCTGCCTTGGCAGCCAGGTCCTCGCTGCCGGCGGTGACGGCGCCGGGCGGGCGCGCGTTCGCGGACAGGACAGGACCACCAGGGACGGGTGTCGACTTGATCAGCTTCTCCAGCTGGTCGACGCGCTGTTCCGCCTTTGCCGCCCGGTCCTCGACCTGCTTGACGCGGTCCTCTGAGGCCCCGGTGGCCTTCGCCACAGCTTCTTCGACGGCCTTCGCGATAGTGCCGTCCGGGTCAGTTTGCACGCTGGTCTCGCCTTCCGCAACCGCGGACTTGCCCGCGTCGTCGCTCTTGCCGTCGTCGTCGAGGGGGTTGGTCACGCCGAGTTCCTTCGCCCGGCGGGCGATCAGCTTCCTGGCCGCGGCCACGTTCCCGTGCCCGGACCTGGCCAGGATGGCGGCCCGCCGCAGCGCGTCCTTGTCCGGGATCGGGTAGGAGCCGTCGGGCAGGGCGTTGCCCGCGGCGGCGTGCTTCTTGCGCTCGGCCTCGGTGAACTCGCGCGGAGCCTTGGCCACTTCGGCGGCGAGAGCGGCGGAGGCCATGACCACGCCATCCCACGCGCCCTGCTGCGCCGGGGCCGACTCCCGCGATATCCAGCAGTTGATCATGCTGGCCGCGTCGTTCAGCAGCCCCACGTCGCACGTCTCGCCGTACGACCCGGCGGCGATCTCGTCGGCCTCGTTCGCGATGGCCTTGCCGAGCAGCACCATGATCTGCTGGCCGAGGTCGATGTCGGGGGCCTCGTCGATCTTCCCGCGGGTGACGGCCTTGACGGCCAGGTCCTCAGCCGACTTGCCCGCGTCGCCGTCCGCCTGGTGGCCGTGGTCGTGGTCGGCGTCACCGTCGTGCTCGTGCCAGTGCTGGTGCAGGCCGTCGCCGTTGTCGTCGGGCCCGCCGTGGGCCTGGTGCTCGTGCATGTGCTTCCCGGTCAGCGGCATGTGCGCCGGCTGGCCTTCGTTGCCGGGGAACGGCCGGGAGGTGTCGGCGAGCTCACCGGCGGCCGCGGCGGCGGTGCCGGGGATGCCTTTCATGATCAGGTGACCGAAGCCGTTCGCGCCCATCGGCACGGCCTTGATCGACTCGACCTCGATCATCTCGAACTCGGTCAGCTCGTCCTCAGCGGCAGCGGTGGCGGTGTCGTCCATGTCAGGTCCTCAGGTTCGCTAGTGCTTGCTTGGACGGCTTGCGCCGCTTCGCGCCGCCCTCGACGGACATGCCGCCGAGCTTCTCGGCCTTGATCGCGTCCCACGCCGGCTGGGACCAGACGAAACCGCCCAGCCAGTCCCCTGCCTTGACGAGCAGGCCGTCCGACACCGGCCAGTCCGGGCCGCGGTAGATGTAGGACTCGACGAGGTCGGCCGCGCCTTGCTGCAGCAGCTCGACGCCGACGGCCGCGGCCTGCTCGGGGGTGTGGCACATGCCGACGTTGCGGTAGTTCCGCATGTAGTCCCATGCGGCTTTCTCGACGACGGCGGGTGAGGCGAAGTCGCGGTGCTTGTCCATGGCGCGGACGACGTCGGCCTTGTTGGCCGGGTAGATCACGTTCAGGGTGTAGCGCTGTTCTGGTTCGGCTTTGGCGAGCGGGCCGATGGCGATGGTCTCGCGGTCCCAGGTGGCCTTGGCCGCCTGGCCGTCGCGGCCGGTGTCGACGGTGACGGTGCCGTCCGGCTTCTCGGTGACCTTCACTGCTGTCCTCCAACGATCTTGATGGCCCAGCCAGATCCGGGGCACCTGCTGGGCCCCGTGCTGCCTGCACGGTCGTGCTCGGGCAGCACGTCAGTCCCTGGCAGCGGCGCGTAACTGGCCGAGCAGGCCGGACACGTCACCAGCCTCGGTTCCCCGGCCTCGATGGCCTCGATCACCTTGTCGACGACGATGTCCCACGTGTAGGTGTCGGTGGGCTCGCCGTAGCGGGCAGCGCGGGCGGCAGCCCTGGCCTCGGCTGTGACCTTCACATGCGCTCCTTCGGCTTCGACGGCGGCGCGAGGTGGTGCGCGTGGCCTACGTGGTGTTCGAACAGGTCCGCCGCGATCGTCCGCGCGTCCTCAGCCACCTTCTTGATGTCCCGCAGGTCGGCCTGCGCGCCGAAGTGCCTGCGCCACCACGCCGCGATGGGCTTGCGGAACACGACAGTGAACGTGACGGCCAGCGCGCCGCAGACGGGGGTAGCGGCGACGTTCCCCCCGATGTAGTCCCAGTACGCGGACAGCCAGTGAGGGATCACGCGGCCCTCCCGCGCGCCTGGCTGGTCAGGTGCCAGCCCCGGCAGTACGGGCACCGGTAGGCGCGCCGCTCCGCCTTCGGCCGCCGCTCGTCGCTGGTGCGGGTGAGCGCGAGCAGTGCGGCGATCCTGTCGCGGTAGCGGACCTTCACGCAGTTCACGCGGCTCATGACACACCAGCCAGGGCAGGCAGCGCCGCCGGGATCAGCGCGCACCGGCAGCGAGGATGGCCGGGCGGCATCAGGTTCCCGGACGGGAACGCCGTATGGATCGGCACCGGCCCGGCCGCCTGGTTCGGCTCGCAGATCTCCGGGCAGACCTTGTCGTCCTCCGCCGTCGACCACTCCACCCGCTCGACCGCCGACTCGGCATACTCCCGCAGCGCCGCCGACGACTGAGCACGCGCGATCTCCGTCCACGCCACCAGCTCCGCCCGTGACGGGTTGTCGAGCACGTCTTCCAGTTGCTCGGCGAGGGACTGCACCGAGAGCGTGACCGGCTTCGGCCCGTTCATCTCCCGCGTGGTCTCATCCGAGGCGAGGGTCCGCTCCAGCACGCCGGACAGCTCTTCGAGCCGCGAGTCAGCGATCGACTTGATCCGGATCCCGGCTTCGGCGAGGAGCTGGCGCAGGCCCGGCCCGGCGACCTCGAGCGCGGCTTCGTAGTCGCCCGGCGTCCACGTACCCAAGTCGGGCTCTTCCAGGCCCGCCACGATGGCCTCAGCGGACTTCTGGCCCAGCACCCACGCCTCGGGCCACAGACGGCCCAGCACGCGCTGCAGGGCGCTGGTGATGGCCTCGCGGGCGCGGCTGAGGAACTGTCCGAGCGCGGCGCGGGACACGCTGCCGGTGCCTTTCGGGTGCAGGCCGATCCACGCCGCGGCGAGGGCGGTGGTGTCGAACGCTCCGGCGAGGGCCTGGCGGATGCGTTCGGAGTAGACGGCCATCAGCTCGAGGTCCCAGCGCCAGCCAGGCCAGCCCTGGCCGCCGCTTTTGGGGGGCCGCCAGCCGTGCCGTCCTTGAACAGCACCCGCGAGTCAGCGGCCATGCGCGCCGGGGCTGCGGCCCTGGTGATGACCTTGCACTCGAACCCGCCGCGGCGGCCGCCTTTGCGCGCCCATTCCCGGTAGCCGGCGATCTCGGCCGCGGCCGAGCCGGGCAGCTCCTCCTCGGTGGCGGTCATGGCCCTGGCCAGGATCGCGGCCTGGTGGGCCTGGTAGCCGAGGGTGGCTCCGACAGCCTTGGCGGTGCCCGGCTTCGGCTCCCGGCCAGCACCCCCCGGCTTCTGGCCAGGCTTCTGGCCTCCAGTAACGGCATTGCCGTCACCGTCATCACCGTCCGGCTGGCCAGCCTGCCCAGGCCCGCCGTTCTGGCTGGCGCTGTCACCCGGGTCACCCGGCTTCACTGCCGCGGGCTGGATCAGCGTCCCGGGCGGCGCGAGCGAGCTGGCGCCCTCGATGAACACCAGGCCGCGATCCGAGATCATCATCGGCATGTCGGCCTCGGCGAAGTCGAACGCCGGCTCGCCGCGGCGGGCGTTGTCCTGGTTCAGCGTCATCCGGCCCGACTGGACCCGCGCCAGCGCCACCGCGTCCGCCGCCGCCTCGTCCTCGGATTCCAGGCCGAGGATCTTCACCATCAGCACGTTCGGCATGGCCAGGTGACGGCGGGACAGCTTCGTCGCTATCCGCTGCACCCAGTTCGCGTCCGGGATCCGCGTGACCCGGTTCAGCACGTCCTCCTCGCCCTCATGGAAGCTCGCGCCCAGCGACCCGACCTCGGGGAAACCCAGCTCGGTCGCGGTCACCCCGTAGTCCCCGGCCACCAGCTTGACCAGGAACATGTCCATCTCCGGCTTGTACCGCTCCGCGACCTCCGGCGGCAGCACGGCTTTCACCCCGGGCGGCAGCAGCGACCACTTCAGCCGCTCGGCGGTGACCCCGCCGAGGTGGTCGTTCAGCGCGGCCTGCCAGTTCTCCCACTGCGGCACGTCCCAGCCGGTCTCGGGCCCGGTTTCCAGCATCGCCCCGGACACGCCCTCGGTGTACTCCGCCATCAGCCACCCCATGCGCCGCATCCACAAGATGCCGTCGAGCAAGGCGATCTCCGTGGCCGACATGCCGTACGGGGTCTTGGGCCGGTAGATCGTCCGCTCGTACAGCAGCTCGTCGGAGGCGAACCCGGGCACGACGGGCTTGCCGTCCGCGCCGAGAATGACCTTGCCGTTGTCGTCGGTGGCGACGGTGGCGGTGAACTCGCCGCGGGGGAAGCCGTACAGGATCTGCTGCGCGAACGGGAACGGCGGCGCTGGCCGCGCCCCGTACTCGTCCAGCAGCGGCTTGACCGTCGACCCGTCGATGACCCTGAGCGCCAGGAGGTCACCGCCGTAGGACACCTGCGGGTAGACCGCGACCGCGTCGTAGACGAGGCGGTTCTCCATCAGCGCCGCGGTCCACGCGGGCCACTCCTGGTCGTTCTGCGCGTCGGGGGTCTGCAGCCAGTCGGAGACGCGGACGATGTCGGACGCGTACTTGTCCCGCATCGCCGACTCGACGTCCTTTTCGTGCTGCCCGGCGGCGGCCGCCTCACGGGCGACCGCCTTGGGGTCCACCACCACCTGGTAGTCGAGCTGGCAGATGCCCTTCCTGCGCTCGATGCACTTGCGGAACAGCGGCATGTCCGCGGCTTCGGACAGCACCCGCCAGGGCACGTAAGGCGCGGTGCCGATGTTGATGTTGGAGCTGATGGGCAGCTCGAACAGGCGGGGCTCGGCGCGGCCGGTGTCGGCGCGGCGCCGGTTGATGGGGGCGGGGGTGAGGGGGGTGCCGGGCGGGAACGCATCGCTTGCCCACGCGGCCGGGCGGGGCATGGGCGCGGCGAGCTGGCCGGCGCGCTGCTGGGCAGCCAGTATGCCGGCGAGCTGGTCGCCCGTCAGGGTGATCCCGCCAGGATTGGCGGGCGGGCGGCGTGCCTTGACGGCCAGGGCGTTGCCGCGGCCGCGGTTGCGGTTACCGCGGCGCGACACTGGCACGTCCGGGCTGTATCAGGTCCGCTGGCGCGACCTGCCACGGGGCGTCCGTCGCCGGCCGCACGGTGGCGCGTCCCGGCTGGTGCATGCAGTCGCACCGCTGGCCTGTCGGCGCGGCCAGGCTGAGCGTGATCGCGTCCCCGGTGCCAGCAGCTCCGGCTAGCGCCAGCTCCGCCTGGCGGATGCGCTCGGGGCAGATGCCGTGATTATCGCGGCGGCACGGCTCGCAGACCACGGCTACCCGCCGCGGTGGACGATCGGCCGGCCATCCGGCAAAACCAGCCCCGTCGGCCGCGGCCCCTCACCCTGCACCTGCACGTGATCCCAGCACGCCGGGACGGCCGCGGTGCCCGGCACCGGCCCGGCCGGGGTCTGCACAAGCTGCGTGACCGGCACGTGGGTGACCGCGCGGGCCACCTGCGGCGCGGCGGGCGGATCGGGCACGGGCTCGGCGGCCTGCTCGGCGGTGGTCACGGCCACCTGGTAGGCGCGGACCATCTGGCGTGCGGACACGATGCAGAAGTAGCAATCCTCGCGCCACGGCATCTGCGGCAGGAGCTGGCCGAGCATCTGCGCCAGCTCGATCGCAACGGCCTGGCCGAGGAGCTTCGCGAACGACGCCTCGTTGCCGGCCTGGTGCTCGCGCAGCGCCCGGTCGATCTTGCCGGGCGCGATGCTGCCGTTCTGCTGGCCCAAGGTGACTCCCCGCGACTTGTGCGAACCCTACAGCCGCAATAGTGCCAGACGCCACAAGTAGCCACGTCCTGCCTGCGGGTTTGAGAGGATAGCGACAAGACCCCCGCAACCGCGTGAACGGTCCGGGGGCATGGCCAGCTACTAGGAGCCGACATGGCCGAGCCTATCTGCGCGATCCCGGAATGCCCCAAGCCAGCGCCACCCGGCTGCAAGGACTGGTGCAGGATGCACCACGCCCGCTGGGCACGGCACGGCGACCCGATGTTCACCAAGCGGATCATGGGCGACGACCTCGCCCGGTTCTGGTCGCACGTGCGCAAGACCGAGACATGCTGGCTGTGGACGGGCCGGCCGGGGACCGGAGGCTACTGCCGCGTCACGGTCAAGCGCCGCGTGCTCCTCGTCCACCGCTGGGCCTACGAACTGCTGGTCGGCCCGATCCCTGATGGCATGACGATCGACCACGTCAAGGACCGTGGCTGCACGTCGAAAGCGTGCGTGAATCCCGCACACCTTGAGCCAGTCACGCTGGCCGAGAACCTGCGCCGCGAGAACGAGGGACGCGCCAGGCGAGCGAACGGGCAGTACCAGCCGCGTTAGCCGCGCAGCTTGCCAGACGTCATCGCCTCGAAATAGCTCCCCATCGGGTCATGCGGCACGCAGTACGCCAGCAGCAGCGCATCCGCGTCGTCCGGCGACTCCCCGCCCGTCCGCGCCCGGATGTCGTCCTTTGCCTCGATCTGGATCCGGTTCTTCAGGTCCGGGAACCACCGCGGGATCAGCAACTGCTCGCGGGTCTTGCCGCCCGGGTCCTCCATCTGCGACAGGTCCCACTCGCGGCGCTGGCACTGCTCGCGGGCCAGCTCCCACCAGAGCTGGGCGCGCAGGTTCTTGTACTTGCGCGGGTCGGTGGCGTTCTCCGACACGGTCACCACATGGATCGTGGCCTGGTGGTCGCCGGCCTTGGCCATGTTCCGCAGCTCGCCCGCCAGGCCCCAGCCGATGCCGATGCCGTCGATCTTCACGCTGCTCGCGCCCGTCGCCTTGATGGCCTCCAGCACCAGCGGCGCGGCTTCCTCCGGGCTGGACGTCCGCTTCGCCCACCGCCTCTTCGCGCGGATCCCGCGGCGCTCGCGGACGATCGTCCAGTCGCCACCGCCGCCGACGTCGACGCCGAGCTCGACCGGCAGCAGCGCGGACGGCGGCTGCACGTCGGCGAAGAAGCACGCCGCGAGGTCGAGGGCCGGAACGACCTGCTGCGGGTGGTCGGCGGGGAACTTGCCGAGCACCTTGGAGACGTACCGGCGGTCGTCCTCGCCCCAGTCCAGGCGGCGTTCCTCCACCCACGTCCGTGTCGTCATCTTGTGCGCGATGTCCTCGGGGACGTACTCGCCGGTGAAGTTCGGCGAGTCGAGCACTGACGCGGCGAAGTGGGCCCACAGCGGGTGGTTATCGCACACCTTCGCGAACCGGCTGCCCGCGTGGTCGGGGTTGCCGGTCGCGGCGATGCGGCAGTCGTCGCCGGTGGTGATGTTCTCCGCGGTGTCCCACAGCCACACGTCGAGGCCGCCCGCGTCGTCGAGGACGACGAGCAGGAACCGGCGGTGGAACCCCTGCCCGGTGTCGGGGTCCTCCTCGGCTTTCGCGGCCTTGTCCGCGGGCTTGCGGCCGGACGCGACCAGGATCCCGTTGATCCGCCACTTGTTGTCGAGGCCGATCCGGCCGGGCAGGCCGAGCGCGGCGTGCAGCTTGCGGATGTCCTCCCACAGCACGCCGGACACCTGCTCGCTGCCCGGGGCGGTGGTCCACACGTACACGTCGTTGACGGGGTGGGTGGTGACCCACCAGCAGATGATGACGGCGGTGATGAAGCTCTTGCCGATCCCGGCGCCGGACTGGAACACGGTCCGCTTGTTGTCCTGCACGGACCGGGCGTACTCGCGCTGCATGGACCACAGCCAGATGCCGTGGTGGGCGGCCCAGCCGATCGGGTCACGCGGGGTGCGGGCCGCCTTCGCCTGCTTCAGGCTGTCCAGCAGCAGTTCCTGCTCGGCCCGGTTCCAGCTCTCCCACCCCGGCGGCAGCAAGCTCAGCGGCGAGGCGTTCGATCTCGGCGCGCCTGGCATCGTCCACCTCGATCCTCACCGGGGCGTCCATCCCGGTCAGGGTCGCACGCCGCTGCGCGATCCGCACCAGCCGGTCGATGGCCTGGAGCACGGGAGCGTCGTCCTCTACGACTTCGCCGTCCTCGTCGCGGACGATCTTGCCGTGCTGGACGGTGATGTGCCGCCGGCGGAGCACGCCGACCGCGGCGGCTTCGAGCATGTCGAGCTTGGCCTGCTCGACGTTGCGGGCGGTGGAGGCCTGGGCGTCCTGCTCGAGCTTGAGCTGCTCGAGCGAGCGGGCGTAGTCGGTGCGCGCGGTGCTGGCGGTGATGCCCAGCTCGGTGGCTATCTCGGCGTAGGGGCGGTGCTCGAGGCGGAGTGCGAGGACACGGGCGCGGCGGGCGGCTACGTCAGCGCGCGGCGCGTAGCCGGGCATGTCTCACGCCTGATGTCCCGCTCAGGTTGCCGTGCCGCCGACGCTGGGCCCGGCGGCTACAGGCTGCGGGACCTCGGCCGGTGCACCGGGCTCGGCGGGCACTTCGGGGGCCGGGGAATCGCTCTCAGCCACGTCCTTGGCCGCGGTGCCGAGTTTTGAGATCAGCGAGGCGATGAGCGTCTTCTCGGAGTCGTCGAGGAACACCGATTCGAGGGCCTGGGCGATGGGGTCGTTCTCGGCTTCGGCGGCGGCGTCGGCGAGCTGGGGGAGGTGCTCGTCCACGATGGTGCGGACTTTCGCCTCGACGTCGGTCATGGCTTCGCGGATGCCTGCCTCGATGGTGGCCAAGCTCATCTGGTCCTCCCGGGATGCTGCTGGGGCTGATGGTAGCGGATGCTGGGCGGTTTCGGTGACGGGTTGCTGGTAGATGGTTTCGGTCATTGCGGCGGGCCGTAGAGGTCGCCGGGCTCGGCGTCGGCGCCGACGGGTTGCGGGTTGCGATGGTCGGCGGCGTAGTGCTCGGCGAGCAGGACGATGGTGCCGACGCGGTCGGGTGTGGCGTGGATGCCGAGGACTTCGCCGACGGCGGCTTCGAGTTCGGTTCTGGTCACGGTCGTCCTTCGCTGCG